ATGTTAAATAGAGAATGTGTGTATATAATACTCATAGACGCGGAGTCTTTGGGGGAATCCTATTTGGGAGAGGGTAGAGTAAGAACTTCTTCGTAGTCTTTGGAGGAAACTTCAATCCATCCTATTTCAAAGTCTACCCATCGCTTTTGTACTTCGAGGTGAGCAACTTGTTTGTCTTCTGCCATCAGGGAGTCTAGGAAAGCTTTCTGGAGATTATCGATGTCAGGTTTGGATTGATGGAATCTGCCATGGTGTAATTTTTTTTTCTTCTTAGACCAAGAGGGCGGGACTGGAAGAAAGAAGATAATGGAGGCTCCTACTGGGGGAAGGATGAATTGCTTGGCTTTGGCTTCTGCGCATAAGTCTACTTTGTACTTATTGTATTTTTCTAAACGAAGTAATCGGCTTAAACCGGCGGGGCGTAATTTTTCTCTTGGTATCCTGAAGAAGATAGAGTCACCCTGAGTTGCCCTAACATGCGTCTGGGGTGTTATGTTAAGTATTACTTTCTTTGACATTGGTTCTATCTTTTACAGCTTTTAACAGAATAAATTCTACTGTCTTTGTTACCGACCATCTCTTTCTGTCTGCCAGTTTTACAAGTTTCTCATGAACTTCTGGAGTTAAATAAATTGTTGTACGTTTCATAGTGATTCACTTTGATGCAAGATACATTATGTTATAACATTTTCCAAACATTGTACAACATTATGTACATAAAAAAACCTCCTTTTTTAAGGGAGGCTAAGTCAAACGAGAAAACATCAACCGAACCATCTTGTTCCTATTGGAGAATTCTTTTATTTTTTCTTTTTCATTGATTTAAGTTTAGCACCTCTGCTTTTCCATTGCGCTTGCATTGCTGCCATATCTTTCTTCATCCAAGCATCTTGGTCAGCTTTCTTAACTAAACGTCCCATTTCGGTTCTTACCATGCCTTTTGGGGCTGGCTGCTGGTTGTCATCATCTTCGTAGTCTGTGGTAATTTGTTCTAATAACATATTTTTATTTTTATATTTTAACACCTCTACGTTTTACAAATGATTCAAATTCGTCCTTAGACAATTCTATTTCGTTTCCGCTTTTATCTTTTACCTTATAGGTCTTTGTACCTTTAGCATCAGATTTTTGTAATTTTACTTTACCCGAAGTAATGTCGTTTATTCTTTGGATAAACTCTCCTCTGTTATACATTTTAGTGGTGTCTTGCGCCTTCTTTGGCATTTCCAACTCCATTTTCTTCATTGTAGATAGTGCCATAATATTTTATTTTTTCTTTAGCATTTTAAAATCTTCTGCATCTATCTTGCCGTTTTTATTAGCATCTAGCTTACTTTGATTGCCTTTTAAACCAGCCTTTGGTGCGCTTTTCTTTGCCATCTTTGATTCCATTGCAACTGGTTTTTTCATTGAATCCATCATGTTCTTGTACATAAAGATAATTTTACCAAATATACGAAATATTTTTTCCACCATAACCAAAATATATTAAAAATAATTCCAAAATGTTCTACATCAACACTTGGTTAAGGGTACCCCATATATATTTTTTGGTGGTCGGTTTTTGGGGTTGTGGTTATCTTGCACCCTGTACCCTTGCTTTGTGGTTGGTTGCCTTGTTCCTTGCTATCCTTTTACTGCTGTGGTTTTGGTGGGGTTGTGGGTTGGTTGGTATGGTCTTGCACTTGCATTGGTTTGGTAGGTGGTTGGGGTGGTTTGTTTATAGCTTGTTATGGTGGGTATGAGAGAGGGGGGATTTAACTTAATTATTGTAGCTACATTGGTAAATTTGTCCTATCTTTGTAGCTACAAAATATTTATATGGCAAAAAGCAAACCAATTGGAGTTAGATTTGACTTATATAAGTTGGATATAATTCAAAAAGAGCAGAATTTGACATCGGCGCAATCTGTGTTAAATTATTTAATGGACAATTATGGCGAAAAGCAAGTTAAAAGAGGCGCTCCTTTCAAGAATATGCCTCCTTATCACACAGAGGCCCCAAATTTGGAGGAAATAGCTAATTTCTTACCAACACCACCTGAAAATTTAAAAGGTCTAGATTTGGCTATATGGAAATCTGAGAATTGGAAATAATTTTGTAATTTAGCGTATGAAAAGTAAATTAAAAATGATGAAGCGAGCTGATGGCTCGTATTCTCCACGCGGTTTATGGGACAACATTCGTGCTAACAAAGGAAGTGGTAAAAAACCAACTGCCGAAATGTTAAAGCAAGAAAAGAAAATTAAATCAGAAGAAAAAAAATAGTTATGGCTGGAGCTTGGCAACGTAAAGAAGGTAAAAATCCTGAAGGTGGATTAAACGCTAAAGGCAGAGCATCTTATAATTCTGAAACTGGTGGCAATTTAAAAGCTCCGGTTAAGTCTGGTGTTAATCCTCGCAGAGTTTCTTTTGCAGCTCGCTTTGCTGGTATGCTTGGAGCAATGAAAAAACCAAATGGCGAACCAACAAGGAAAGCATTAGCATTAAAGGCTTGGGGTTTTGGTAGCGTTGAAGCTGCAAGGAAGTTTGCCAATGCACATAAAAAATCTTAGATAGTGTTTTCATCGTTTTGACTTAATAATGCTAAATCTTTTAGCAATCTTATTAGTGGTATTAAAAGCCCATCAGAAGTATTATTATCTCCTCCTTTTATTTTAAATTCGTTATTTTTATAATATACTCTACATACTTTTTTTAATAATTCGGTTGGCAATATAATAGCAGTATCAATCATATCCATTCTGTATATCCAATAATTAGCTGTAGTAGTAGCTAATCCGCTTGGTTTATCTCTTGACTTATATTCAATAAATAAATTACCAGTTTTATGGATAAGCCTATCACTTTTAACTTCAATAAGCTTACCATCTTTAAATAAAATATTAAGCCAATTTTCTGCTATTTCTCCAAAATTTAAATCATGGGTAAAACTTGAAGAGTATTTCATTTGTTAATTTTTAACTTCCTTTTGTTGATTTAGAATTGCCTTTCCGGTATCTGATAATGGTCTAGCATATATTCTTAATTTCTTTTGTGTAGTGGGACATACAAACGTAACGCCTGCATCTAAATAAGCTTTAATTACTAATTCCATTACACCATCAGAGTCTTCGCTTGCGCCAATTACATGGGGTTCATCATAATCAAATTGCATACAGAAATCGCATCCGTTTAATGGTTCTGCATTTTGCGGAAGGTTTAATTGTTTTTCTTTTTTAGATTTTGCCATTGTTAAAGTTTTTGTGGGTGTTTTCAATATCTTGTAAAAATTCTCTTGCTTTTTCTACTTTTTGCTCAATGCGTAAAATATCATCTTCGTTTCTATTAACTTCAAACATAAGTATTCTTTCTTCCATAACTATATCATCAAACTTCATGTTTAATTCTAGCTTCATAGCTTCTCTTACAAACTCTGGGCTTTCTTCTGAAATTACATCTAGCTTTTTTAGTAAATAATACTTCTCTTGTTGGATAATATTATCTGGGGTGTTTACCAAACAATAAGCAATGGTAGCTTTTGTTTTGCCAGTAAGCCACATATATGACATCATCTGCCAATAATATAAATTATCAAGTTTGTCTGGGATATTACCTAAGAATGTCCACAGGTCATAACTAGATTTAATATCAATAATTCCATCATCAATAATATCTGGTAACCCTGTTATGTATTTATTTGAAAATCTTTCCGTATTTTTAGCAAAAGGTTTTTTTAAGAACATAGACAATAAATCAATCGATTCTTGCTCTACTTCAATTCCTTTTTTCATTTGCTTTGTTTGAATATCTTTACTCCTATTATACTTATTAGAAATATAAACATCAAGCAAATGTCTTTGTGCGGTCTTAGAAAGCAACCCAGCTTCTTTGTCCGTTTTGGTTACTGGTTCAGTCATTATATATCCTACAGAGCTTGCTCTGATTAGTGTTTCATTCCAATTCATAGTTATAAAGATTTAAGTTTAGTGTTATAAGATTCCAATACCTCTGGATTATTTTTAGCCATTAATTCCCAAGCCCTTAACTCTTCTTTAGTATTACAGGCATTTATAAACTCTATTGTTTTTTCAGCTAAAGATTTTTTAGATTGGGTAGGAATAATTTCATCAGGTATCTCTTGATAAAATTCATTTAAATCTTTTAATTTAATTACATTTTGCTTGTGATACTCTTCCACAAGTTCTCTTGCATAGTCAAGAGCCTTAGTAGCAGACTCACCCTCGTTAAGGGCAAATTCAACGCCAATTTTTTCAGAAGAATAGTTTCCTAAATTAAATGTTCTAGTATAGTTAATCGTTTGTATATGCATAATATTGGGTTATTTTATTCTGGTTACAGTAGTAGTGTTGTCAGTAGCTTTAATCTTAAATAATTTATCTTTGTGGGCGTCTTTTTTCTTTAAATTGGATACCATAACCATTACTGAAGTGTATGGGTTATCTAACCTAAGATGTTCGCCTAATGTTAAATCAGCAACCTTACTGGAAACTGAATCGGGGGAAATGCTTCTTGCCATGTTGTGTGTTTTGGAACAAAATTAATTTAATTAATTTAATTAAAAAAATAAATTTAATTAAATTTTTGTATATATTTGTATCCGCATAAGACATAGTTAAAGGTTTAACTGGTTATCGCTCCTAAGTTTCTACTTGGGAGCCTTTTTTTGTCATTTAGTCAAGCTATAGCTTTACGACAGGGGGAGGTCTAGTCAAGTATCAGCTTTACTATTTTACTTTTCCCCTTAAAAGTAACATATAGCTATTGTTATGTTACTTTAATGACACATTATCGTATGAATAAGTGTATCAATGTTACACTTATATGCAGGAAATTATAATTTAGGTACAACAACTTTTTATGATTTTAATCGTTGCGTTTTATGCAACAGTTCATTTTTTATCTCCGTTCACGGTTTCGTGAACACTATCAAAACTTGCAGAGTTTACATTTTTTGCTAATAGCGTAGTATGACTACCGAATTATATTCATTTACACCTATTTGTAACAAATTTAACCTTTTATATGTTACAAGATATAACAAGCCTAATTTAAACAATTAACAAATTTTGTTACAAATCCATATAAATTAGTAACATATCTGCCCTAATAATGTTACAACATTTTACATATTATACCCTAACTATGTTACCAATTTGGTTACATAGTTCTCTAATAGTAAACTTTATCAATCACAAAAGTTACCCAATAAGGCAACTTTGAGCCGTAAATGACTGATAATCGGCTCATGTTTGAGCGATAAAAAACCCCATGTCATTCTAAAACATGGGGCTAAACTACTAAATCTACAAACTATGATAACCGCCGTAAAAATATAAATTATTTTTCAATAAATTTCTTTTTTACCAAGTTTAGCTTTGCCCTATATTCTAGGATTAAGCCTTTTAGCTCATCTTTTGTAGGTTTTGCTGTTTGCCTAGCTGTTTCTCTTAAATAATCAACTACAGCATTATTTTCTTCGTGTAATTTGTATTCAAACTCTTCTATATTACCAGTTTTAAAATAATTACATTCCATACATTGTGGTCTGCAATTTTGTTCCATCCATCTAGTGCTTAAATTTGACCTACCCATAAAATGACCGCATTGTATTTCTGCAATTGTATGTTTTTTACCACAAGTATAACATTCAACGATGCCTGTTTTATCTGCATATCTATTTCTAATGTATTGACTAAATACATGGTCAAGGTCTTGAACAAGATTCTGAAAACTTTCTGTATCGTCTTCAAATTCTTCTAATCTTTTTTGCGTAGATTGTACGGTAGCGCATTGTTTACACATCTTTTTAGAAAACCAATAATCAATGTTGCCACAATTAACGCAACGTTTTTTCTTTGTTATTATTGTACTATTGTATGCCATCTTTTTTTATTTTATTTCTTTCTTGATTTTTAATTACTGGTTTATCTAATTTTTCTTGACCTTTTTTACCAGTATATAACATCTGGATATCAAAGTAAAAATCTTCTTTATCATCTTTAGTTAAATCAGGATGATTTTTAATCCTGTGCATTATTTCATCTTCGGTTATCCATCTTTCCATTTGTGTGGTTATTGTTAGGCAAAGCTAATTAATT